TTCCAATGGCAAGAGATCTTGGAATGGACTCGCCTGTCAGATAACGCGAGAGTGAGGACTTGTTTATTCCCGTTTTCCGTGAAAGTTCCGCTGCAGTCATATCTCGAAGCTGGAGCGCGGTGTTTAATCTGTCTTTAATAATGTAAATCTGATCCATATCATCCTCCGTCTTCCCACCTAATTATATGACATGAATATTACAAATTGCAAATAAAGCAATTTTACCGTTGCATTAAAAGCAACAAAGCGATAAGGTATAGTCAAGTTGCTAATAAAGCAACCGAGGAAGGAGGTAAAAATGGAAAAGCTAAAGGCACGAATCGACAAGCAATATGGAACCCGCGCCGATTTCGCGACAGCGCTCGGTGTGAGCCCTTCAAGACTGTCGAGAATGTTATCATCCGGGAGCTGGAGAGCCGACCAGATCAGGAAGGCTGTTGAGCTTCTCAAGATACCGGCTCGCGAGATTCCAGAATATTTTTTTGCTCCGAGTGTTGCTATTAAAACAACAGAAGAAGGTAATTCATGAAGGCCATGAAAGCGGGCATGCGCTTCCCGCGGATCTATCAGACATTTGGCTCGATACAGGAGATCGCAGACGTTATCAACAGATCGAGGTCATACGTCAACAAAGCGCTAAAGAAAGGTTTCACAGCAAGAGAGTGGGAGATGCTTGCAGCCTACTCACACCGGAACGATTTAGCAAGCGAAAGGAAGGCATAAGATGGTAAACAGAAAGAAAGAACCAACGGCTGCGGAATTAGAGGCGCAGATCGCCAAACTGCAGAAGCAGCTCGAAGAGATCCAGAACAAAGACACAGATCTGACAAACATCAAGGCAGGCGACCATTTCATGTGCTGCGGTTTTGAGTGGGTGTGTTTAGATCCTGATTATCAGGAGATGGGCGGAAAAGAGTGCGGCGGAGACGAGGGTGTCCTCGCTATCATGGCGAAGCTGTGGAAGGATAACGTCGTTTTCTCGGAGGCTAATGACCAGAACTATAGGAAATCCGACATCAGGAAGCTCTTAATCAAGGAACTCGCCCCGAAACTTGAGGACCGCGTTATCAAACACTTCCCGGACATGTTAATGGAAAACGGCAAAGAACTCGAAACAGGCTACTATGCCGATCCGGTCTTCTTACTCTCAATTCACGAATATATCAGATATGCGAATCGCGTCCCTTATGACGATTACAGAGACAGCGACGGAGATGCTACATGGTGGTGGCTCCGGTCTCCCATCCCGTGGAACGCCTACGGTGTCCGCTTCGTGTACACCGACGGCTCGTTGAACAACATCCTCGCGATCTATGGCTACGGCGTCGCCCCTGCTTGTATATTCATCCGTTAATCGAACAATCCGCAGCGATAGCTGCATATAGAAAGGACAGACTAAGATGAAGATTTTAACGTTTTTGTTATCACTTGCACTTTTATCGTTGGGTTTTGCGGGTGGCGTCGCATTTATAACGATATTCACCAAAGACACGATCAAACAGCTCAGGCTCGAAAACCGTCAGCTCCGCTCTGATATGAGACTTCTCAAAAGACAGAAGAAAGACACGGTCGAGGTCATCTATTCAAGAGGTTTTGACGGCGAGACAACAGTAGAACCTCCGAAAGACTACTGCAAGAACCTCTTTAAACCGTTTTAATCGCGAGGTGACGATATGGCCGAGATATATAAATCAGGACGCAAGACTTACGTCGCAGATAGAAACTTCAATGAAATGCACAAGGCGGCCCGGAGATACTTCCACACAACCAGCGCGAACATTCTGATATTCCGTGGCTGGGAGTTCGAGGACGGTCTCTACTTTGAAGATCCTCACCGCAGGAGTGCTCGGATGGTATGGGTGGCAGCTTACTCGAGAAAAGCAGGAACCGAAACGCAGCTCAGGATCAAGGCATACGTCGAAGAACTGCATCGCGGAAAGGGGTGAGCTTATGCCGGGCAGAACTTTCCCGCCAACCGTCAGCACGGTGCAGGCGCTTGATAACTTTGTCTACTGGTTAGACGAGAAGCTCAAAGACAGAAATATGTCGCGCAACGATCTCGCCAGAGAGCTGGGCATCGAGCGCAAGACATTGGGCGCGATCTTCACAAAACAGAGACAGCCGAAACTTGACCTCGTTGTCAGGTGCTTCGACTACTTCGGAGAGGCATGGGTTTATGTGAGATTCGACAAAGACATGAAACAGATATAAGGAGGAAGACAAAGATGGCAAGAATAACTCAGTGTGAAAAGATAGTTGCCTTTATTACAGAAAACGGAAGCATCACGGACAGGCAGGCCACAAAGCTTGGCATCAGAAGACTCGCATCGAGGATCTGGGACCTCAAGAGCCACGGCTACAAGATCAAGACAGACCTGATTAAGGTCAAGAACCGCGATGGCTCTTATAGCCACGTCGGAAAGTATTCCTTTTTGAGTGTTCCGGAGGTGTGACATGTTTATCAAACTTCATGGAGTTTTAGGCCAGCGCCTAATTTTCAATATCGACCACATATCAGGCTTCCAGGAGATAACAGAAGGCTCGAAGTATGCCTCATCACTTGCACATGGCGGAAAGACTTGTGTGCAGCTCGGAGATCAGATGGTCCCGGTTAAGAACACGATCGTTCAGATCGAGAACATGCTCAAGAAGGCGGAGCAGATCGGAGGTGCTAAATGAACATGACAGCGATATTTATGACAGCCATCATCTGCGTGACCATCGTCGCGATCTGTTGGATCACCCGAGACAGCGGAAAAGGGAAGGGAGACACCACATGAAGAACAAGATCCTCGAGACGGATGTCTCTGCAGCTCTCGAGACAATAGCCAGGGCGCTGCGTAATTACTCAGGCGAGCCTCTTACATGTCACCTGTTCGTTGAGACCAGGGAGAAGGTCCCGGAAGAAGGAACGGACTTCTATGCGTTTGAGGTCAGGAAGAACGACGAAGTGATCTACGAGCTCGGTCGGAGGGTGGCCTACTGTTGGGACGATGACAACGGCGGGAACGAAGTGATCCGTGAGACATATAACTGTTTTGGAGGTCACTGCGATGGAACCGATTAAAGACTGCGAACACTGCGCTTTTTATGTTGAAACGAAGAGCCTCCTGTCAGATGGCTTCTGCTATGCCAGGAAGAGCAAACCTGCGCCGGTGCGCAAATGGTTCACCAAATGCAAGTTTTGGGTTGAGAAGGGAGACAAGGATGATCCACAGAGCTGACCATACAGACAACTATATGGTTATTTCTAACGGTATCGCTCGAGACGATAGGATCTCATTGGAGGCCCGCGGTCTTCTGATCTTTATGCTCTCCATGTCTGACGATTGGAATTTCAGTGTGAAGGGCCTTATGAGCCAGACGGGGCTCAAGCGTTCGGTCATCCTTCGCATCGTCAAAGAACTGCGTGATGCGGGTTATATCTCATACAGCCAGGAACATGAGAAAGGCGGCAAATTCACCGCAAAAACATGGGAAATATATGAGAATTGCACCGCAGTCCGTTCTGACCGTAGTCGGTTATTACCGCAGTCGGTAAAAACGGACTACGGCAAAGAGCCCGAGAACATTGAAGATCCACCACAGTCCGATTTGACCGTAGTCGGTTCTGACCGCAGTCGGTTTTCACCGCAGTCGGTTTTGACCGTAGTCGGTGAAAACGAACCTATAAGAAATACCAATATAGAAAGAAATACCAAATTAGTAAGAAATACCAAAGAAAAAGAAATAGGGAAGCGCTTCGCGCCTCCGACCGTTGAAGAAGTCACGGCCTACTGTTTGGAAAGAGGTAACGATGTCAACGCAGACGATTTTGTGAACTTCTACACATCAAAGGGCTGGATGGTAGGCAAGAACAAGATGAAAGACTGGAAGGCTGCAGTCAGGACATGGGAGTCAAAAGACCGGAGCCACGCAGCATCGAAGAAGGCAAAAGGCAACGAATTCATCGACATGTTAAGAGAGGAGGCAGTAGGCAATGACTGAGAAAGAGACGAAGATGATCCTCGCGATCCTGAGACAGAACTACAAGAACGCAAGGATCGAAGATCCGCAGGCGGAAGTGCAGCTCTGGCTCAAAAACTTCGGAAAATATCCGGTGCAGATCGTAAGGATAGCGGTCGAGTGGCATATGAAAGATTCAGAATTCTGGCCTACTACTTCGGCGATGAATAAGCTCCTGCCCAGGGCCGAGATCTATGCAGAATGGCTCAAGAATAACGAAAAACCCGCAAACGCTCTCGAAGCTCCTGCCCAGGCAAAGGTCACAGCCATTCCTGACGGCATGAGTGAGGATGAATTCATAGACAAGTTCATTGAAGCACAGATCGAATGGGAAAAAGAAATGTGGCCCGATGACGGCAACGATGCAACAGCGGGGTTCCTGCCTTATGAAAAGTGAATTTTATCTGCATTTTGAGAACGGTATGCCGAAAGGCACAGCACAACAAAAAGGGGAGCGCATCAAGTACAGGAAGATCGGCGCCAAGATGGTCCCGTATATCGACCATTACCGGAAGCCAGAAGTCCAGGCACAGCGCAACCAGCTCATCTACATGATGAAAAAGTACAAACCGAAGACACCCAGCAACAGGCCGATCAGGCTTCTTGTTTGTCTCTACTTCGACATTAAGCAGCCTAAGAAGCTCTGGGGAACGTACAAAACAACAAGGCCCGACTGCGACAACTACGTCAAAGAGATCAAGGACTGCATGACAGAGGTCGGCTTCTGGGAAGACGATGCTCAGGTGGTAGACCTTCACGTCATAAAGAGATTCGCAGAGAAGGCGACGATTTTCATACAAATGGAGGAACTAAGTGATGAATAACAATGTGGTGATGATAAAAAGAGAGCTCCTGCATCCGCATCCGGATAACCCGAGGAAGGACCTCGGAGATCTTTCTGAACTGAGGGAGAGCATAAAAGAGCACGGTGTCATGCAGAACCTTACCGTGACACATGAACGCAATTATGTAGGCCCAGATCTAAAAGACGATTATATCATCCTGATCGGCCACAGACGCTTTGCGGCCTCGGAGGGTATTCTTGACGAGCTCCCTTGCGTTATTGTTGACGGACTCACAGACAGGGAACAGGTCGGCATTATGCTCTGCGAAAACATGCAGCGCTCAGATCTGACATATATCGAGCAGGCTCACGGCTTCCAGATGATGCTCGACCTGGGCGATACCATTCAGACCATTTCAGAAAAGACGGGCTTTTCAAAAACAACCATCAAGCACAGGATCGAGATCGCGAAGCTCTCCAACAATGCTCTCAAAGAAGCGCAGGACTGGTTCCAGCCTACTCTCACGGACTTTATAGAGCTCGAGAAGGTTAAGGACATCGACAAAAGGAATGAGATCCTTGAAGATTCAACATGTTCCAAAGAACTGCAAGAAGCTGTCAAAGATTACCTTGAGGACGAGCTGCATGATGCGAACTATGCCTACTATGCCAAGATCTTCAACGATGCAGGATGGAAAGAAGTCACTCAAGACAAATGGTTTTATTATCACGATGAATTCAAGAGAACAGAGACAGCTCTCGACAGTATAGACCTCGATGCGAAACTGATCCCGGAGAAGTCGGTCAAGAAGCTCATCGACGGCATAAAGGGAGAGATCCATTTCGGCCGCTCTTACAGATCCATCCAGGTCAGAAAGTTTCAAAAGAGTAAAAAAGAGTCCAGAGACGAGGCCGAAGCCAAGCAGAAGGCAAAAGAAGCGCAGCTCAAGAAAAACAAAAGAGCCCTCCGAGACATCCAGGCGGAAATGTGTGACTCATACATGGAACTGATAATCAACTCAACGCTCGATCATGATGTCAGCAATTCGACACTCTACTGCCTTTTAGACTGCGCAAGAGAGGCGAGCTGCACACTCTACAACCTCGAGGAAAAGGTCAAGTATACGACCGCGATCGTGTCAAAGAAAGGATATGAGAACCCGGAAAACAATCCGATGTCAGACTTTGCTGACTGGACTCCTGTCTTCCAGCTCTTGGGAAATATCTATTGGAGCCTTGCCAATTCTTATAACAGTTTTGTTGATTGCGCCGGAAGAGCCAACAAAGAGCTCCTGACAAATCACAAGGTTCTGCAGGACATTCTCAAGGACGAATTTGATTATCACCCGAGAAAGGAATGGGAGACGATTCTGGACGGAACCAGCGAGCTTTACTTAAAGGGAGGCAAGACATGATAAAGAGATTCTGTGATTTTTGCAATTCTGAATTGTCGATAATTGACGGTTTAGATAGGACATCCAAAACGCAACATTACACATTAAATAAAGATAACGGAAACGAAGCCGATATTTGTAACGACTGTTTAACAAAAATCGTGAACGTAAGCGAAAAGAGGTGGCCTTGCTTATGAAAATTGTTATGGAAGAGTTTGATACTAACGATATTAACATCCTAGCTAAATTGTGCAGGGAAGGAAAGATCCATAGCGTCTCGATAACAGACGATTATGACTGGAGACCGGTTAAGATGCGTCCGCTCACTAAGGAAGAGAAAGAGAAATACTCAGAAGAGTTCTCCGAGGATGAGATGCCTGATGGTGTGTTCGACTGCGTTATGCCTAACGATGGGCAGCAGGTTCTCATCTCAACAAAGTGGAGCGACGAGATTGATCTGGATGTCTGCACAAGAGATCCTGATTACGGAATAGGACTTGAAGGACGCGGTGATTGGGATGGAGTCCTGGCATGGATGCCGGTTCCGAGGAAATATAAGCAGGAGGGCGAAAAATGAAGATAGTACGAGCTGACAAACTAAAGCATCACTTTGAGAATGTTGTCGACGTCAAGCTCTTCACACCGGCAGAGATCTGCACGATCATCGACACCTTTACGGAAGAGGTCCCGATCAAAGAGATGGACCTCCGACCGCAGCCGAAGGCCATCGGAGGGACGGAATCATGACTGACCAGCAATATGAAGCACACAAGTGGCTGTTAAACAAAGAAGATGATGACAAGATAGTGACCTCCGAGGACGAGCTTCGCGAATTAGTGGAGCGCAGGAGCAAACTTCTGGACCAGGGTGTAGGCAATTATGACGCGGAGAAGATCAGAGGCGGATCTGATCCGAACCCGTCAGAGTCAAAGTTCATCGAATTCTCATATCTTTCGGCACAGATCGAGGAAAAAGAGAAAAGGATAGCAAGCAAGAACATCCAGAAGTACCAGGTCATCGAGAAGGTGAGCGATCCGCTCCTGAGAGCGTTCCTGATAGGCCGATATATCAACGGAAAGATATGGGAACAGGTGGGAAGAGACCACAATTATGAGAAAAGCCAGGCTCATGAGATAGGCCTTAAAGCGCTTGATGCGGTCTATCCCTACGTGAAGGAGGCCAAATATGGATAGTTTTGTGTCTTTTTGGGTAGGGATGTGCGTAGGCGCGTGCCTCGGCGTGATAATTATGAGCTTCATGATGGTCATACGTCAGACTGAGGAAAGAGCCGAGCGTGAACGCGAGAAGATGGCGAAAGGAGAACATTATCATGGGGAAACTGATTAACGCCGATTACATAAAGCGAAGAATGGAAAGCTATAAATATCACACGTTCCAGATAGATGATGCCATTCGTGAGATCGAACAGGCTCCGACTGCAGGAACCGGTGACGAATTTGAACGCGGTTTTGAGCTGGGTTTTGAGGCAAGTCTTGAGACTTCTGTGTGGGAATGGCAGACATTCACAAACGGATTTGGCACGTTTAGGAACCTGTTCTGTCATAAATGCGGAACAGAACGCGCCCAGGCAGATCTTAACTTCTGCGCACACTGCGGAAGCAAAATGACAAATGCGGACGAGATCGGAGGCGTATTATGACCAGAATCGGCCTGATCGTGCCATATTTACCGCAGGAAGAGACCGAACACCTGTTTGAGCGCTGCATAAAAAGCATTGATAAACGCTTCGAGGTCTATGTGGCAATAGACTACGATCGCGATGGTGTGTCTAATATGCGAAACGAGGGCATTGATGAGCTGATAAGGTCAAAAGTGGACTATATCACCTTCCTGGATGCAGACGACACGATGGAACCTGACGCATACGATCAGATGATCGCGGCCATCGAGGAAGAACCGGAAGAACAGATCATCCAGCTCAACCACAGAAGGCGCAACCTTGAAGGCTTTGCTTATGTTAAGTTCTTCAATAAGAGAGGAACCTATGAAGCAAACAAGCTCCCGCAGTTTTGGTTTGTTGTGTGGAATAAGACATATAAGGCGGAACTCATCAGATCCATCCGGTTCGTTCCAGGTTTAGATCACGGAGAAGATGAGATCTTCAATCTTGAATGTCTGGCGAGCGCTCGGAGGATCTACTGCAGCGAACGCATACACATGACGCATCACTTCGACAACCCGAAGAGCCTGAGCAAGATCGTCACGCCCGAGGACCTTATGGCAGAACAGAAGTGTCTTATGAAGTTCATGAATGACCACATAACTGACCGAAAACTTACCGAAACGGTAAGAACCAGACAGATAGAACTGTGGACTAACAAAGCATATCGCGAAGCGTTCGGAGGCATATGATGGGAAGTTTTGATAAAGGAAAAGAGGAAGCGGTCCGCTGGATTAAGGAAAACTTTGAAAAGGGTGGCGAGTGCCTTGATGTTGGCGCGTGTAATGGAAAATGGCATGATCTTCTGGGCGATTACTTCATTATGGACGCGGTCGAGATATGGCCTCCGAATATCCACAAGTACGAACTCACGAAGAAGTACAGGATGGTCTTCGGTTCTGATATTAAGTTCTACAAATATGTGCATTATGACCTGATTATCTTCGGGGACGTCCTGGAACACATGGCGGTCGAAGATGCGCAGGCCGTGGTCGATTATGCGAGAGACAGGTGCGACAATATGCTGATCGCGGTCCCGTTCCTGTATGAGCAAGGCGCAAAGAACGGAAACCCTTACGAGATCCATCTGCAGGCAGACCTTACTCCGGAACTGTTCAATGAGAGATTCCCGGGCTTCAAACCGATATACATGTCGGAAGATTACGCTTATTATGTCAAGGCTGATTAGTCCATTAAATAAGACACTTGTGCAACATATCAAGAAAAACGGACGACAGCGGAACACATCGGACTTAATCGGAACAGTTTTACAGATATAATCTAATTGATTAAGTGGCGGCCCAAATCACCCACATAAACCGTCATCTTAGTCTTCCTAAATAGCAGGCCCCGCTGATGCTCTCGCGGGGCTGCTCTTATTTTGGAGACGAAACCATGCCAAAGAAAATAGATATTGTTTACATCCTCAAGGACGAATTCAACTGCGAAGAGCTGCGTTACAGCCTCCGATCAGTCGAGAAGAACTTCCCTCACAGATTCGTCTGGTTCGTCGGAGGACAGCCCAAAGGCTTCCATCCGGACAGAGCCATCCAGCATAAACAAGTCGGATCTACGAAGTGGGACATGATAAAGAGCTCAATGTGGAAAGCCGTCGAGAACGAAGAAGTCAGCGATGACTTCTTTTTGTTTAATGATGACTTCTTTGTCATGAAGAAGTTCAAAGGCAAGTTCGTCAATTATGTCGACATGACACTGGCCGAAAGGATCGACGAGCTGAGGCGGAATGTTCACCCGTGGCTCAACCCATACGGAAGGACACTGTTCAAGGCAGAGCAGGAACTCGTAAGCCTCGGCTGCCCGACAATGAACTACGATGTGCATCTCCCGATGATGTTCAATAAAGAGCTGTTCAAGGCTTCGATAAACAAGTGCAGCTCTCCACAGATGCGCTCAGTCTATGGAAACCTTAACGCGGTCCCGTTCGTGATACATCAGGACGTCAAGGTCTACGACATGGAAACAGTTCCGGAAGATCCTGACTTTTTGAGCACCGATGAGGACGTATTTGAGAAGGGCAGGGTGGGGACCTATATCAGGGAACAGTTCCCGACACCTTCCAGGTGGGAGGGGTAGGTATGGCGCAAGAAGGAAGATCCGGAAGCAAGTGGCGCAGGATCAGACTCATGGCCTGGAACCGAGACAGGAAGATCCGCGCCGTCTGTCATATCTGTGGCGAGCGTATTGATTATTCAATACCTGCATCGAGCGCTCCGCTCTCATGGGAACCTGACCATATCATTCCCTTCACGAAAGCGCCCGAGCTTGAGCTCGATCTCAACAACATCGCACCGTCACATATGCGGTGCAACAGACAAAGAGGAAGCGGAGCGGGTGACATGGCCCTCGGTCAGCGCACTCGAATCTGGTGAGAAAAAGGTAGGGGACCAAAAATCTTAAAACTTCGCCTCGGCGACAG